CTGTGCATCATCACCTGTAGTTGATACGAATAAATTAATTTGACTAGCAAAGCTACTATTATCAACGTAGTATTTTGTTGCTGCCTGTAAATCATCTGCACCATTTGGAGTACCGGCTCCGGCTAATGCGCCTGGATGATCTGACAGATTTAATATGCCTGTCATAGTATCGCCTTGTCGACGTACTACACTAGTTCTTGGCAATGCTTCATTGCTGACCCAGAAGCCAGCAAGGTTTGGATCGTAGTAGGAATCTGTTATAGTTTGTACACCGCTACCACCACTGACACTTAATCTATTTGTACCATTTTTAGCATCATTAAACGTTGGGTGTACACTTAATTGATTAGCGTTTACGAATTTTAAAAAGTAAACAGGTTTAGCAGTTCCTGTGCCACTGCCAACACCGCTGGCTGTAAATCTTTCACCTGCTGTATTTGAGTCTGCACCAAGTAAAGTAAAATTAGTATTACCTACAGTGTTTATGACATAGGTTCTTCCTACGATAAATGAACCAGCATTAACAGTTTCTTCTAAATTAGCGGCATTAGTCCCTGTGCTATTATAGGTATAACTGATACCGTCCGCACCACTGTCTAATCCGTGTCCAGTAATGTTTATATTTCCATCAACATAGCTGTCTATGGTTCTTGTGTATTCATTTGCAGTATCTGGTTCACTGCGTAAGCGTATTTGTCCTGCACTGCCTGATCCACCTGTTTGTTGGATATAGCGTCTGTCAGCATATCCTTTTGTAATTGCTAGATCATCTATGGTAGCAGTGGTTCCACTGGGACCGTGAACAGCATTAAAAAGTGCCACAGCAGTGGGGCTAGGCTCTGCTATTTTACCAATAGGGAATGTTCCCGCACCATTTAATGGACCACTTAGATCTGGACTAAAGTCTGTACTTAAACTACCGCCTGTGGCAGAAATAGTAATAGCTGAAGGATCGCTGACATCGATATTAATTCCAGCACCGGCGCTAAGAGTTCTAGCCAGCACATCTGCTCCACTGTCGCTGGATGTGATAATCTTATTCGATCCCAAATTATCTGGAACATTGTCCAAATCTTGGAAACTAATACGTCCCTCGCCACTAAAAACTGCATATAGTTCATTGAAGTTTTCGTTAACTTTACGGAACGATTCGCGGATACTGTCACCAGTACCGTCGTTACCCTGTACGCCTATATCAATTATCTGCTTGGCCATTTAATTCATCCCATCATATAGTTCATCTGCGACTGCAAAACTAGATCCGCAACCACAAGTTGTCTGAGCATTAGGGTTTTTGATATTAAAATTTGCACCCATAATGTCTTCTTTATAATCAATCTCAGCACCCTGTAGGTACTGCATACTCATAGCATCTATTAAAATTTTATATTTTTCCAGTTCGATTTCAAAATCGTCATCGTTCTGTACATCGTCAAAGGTAAAGCCATATTGCATTCCACTGCACCCACCGCCTTGAACAAACGTTCTAAGAGAAAGACCGGGAGTGTTTTCTTCGTTAAGAAGGTCAATAATTTTGGCTTTTGCTGAGTCGGTAATTGTTATCATAATGATATTTATCGAAAGATTTTATAACCTTAATGTAAATAATTGATGTTCCTGAAAGAAGAAATAGAAACATACCACTACTGCCGTGTTAGCAAATTAGGCAACACCCACAGTTATATTAGAGAAAAGACTGTGGCTGTGTTTCGTTGCGATAATTGCGGAGAAATTTTTAGAAGAGACAGGGCTAAGATGAGCCCTAAAAGATTAAGCAACAATTATTTTCACGTTTGCCCTAACTGTAATGCTAAGAGATTTGCTCAGAGAAAGGGTGTTGAAAAAAAGCATATATGGGATATGCCTGCTAGTAGCTTAAATGATGTATCTAAACTCTAATGTTGCCCACTAGTTTTATAAACCAGTAACAGTAATCACGATCCTGAAACTTGACGTTAGATGGATAGATGTGATGATTTTTATGTGACTCTTCGCCCCAAAGCAGTCCTAAAAATTTAATATTTTTAGCGTAAGTATCTTGATCTTTGTCTAAATCACTATGGCCCCAAGTATTAACAATGCCTAAAAATAAAGCACAGACAGTGACACTGAGTCCAGCAAAGTAAAGTAACCACAGTGGATTTATTAAAAACAACACTAGAGAATAAACAGCAAATAACTTATTATAATGATTGTGTAAAAACATTAAATTTTTATCTCTAAGAACATCGATAACTAATTTAGGATTTACATTATCAATTTTGTACCAACTTATCAAAGTTTTAAATTTTCCCACACTAAACGGACTCTGCGGATCTTCTGCGGTGTCAGTTTTAGAATGATGTGTTCTATGAATAATAGCCCAGCCTAACGGTGTTCCCTGCCCGCTCATAATCATTAATAGATAACAAACGTATTCAGAAAATTTGTTTTTATATTCAAATGCTCTGTGACTAATTTTTCTATGATATAATGCGCTGACAGCAATGCCAGATAGCACCCAACCTAAAAAGATTCCTGATAGAAATAAAATAGGATCAAAGTACCAAAAACAAACTAGAGTTAAAAGGAAGGTTGCTACTTTGAGCTGTTGCGTCGACGTCATAGTCAACTATTTAAATTTTAGTTGCTAGGCCTAGCACTGAACTGATTTTGTCCCAGTTCATTATTTTCCATTGATTTTCGAGATATTTTTTCTTATCGCTTTGGTAGTCCAAAGCCCAAGCATGTTCCCACCAATCTACTAGTAAAACAATATCATTTTTGATTTCGTGATTGATAATAGTCTTTATCTTGCCATCCCTAGCCAAGTAAACCCAACCACTGCCCTGTATGCCCATGGCAGTTTTGCTAAATTCTTCTTTGAACTTGTCAAAACTTTTGTAGTGTTTAATTATAAAATCACTGACAGCACCTCTGGGCTCATTTTTACTGTTAGGCTGCTGATACTGTGAAAACAATATGTTGTGTAAGAATGCACCTGCTTTGTTAAATTTTGGATCGCCCTCCCCTTTGTTAAATCTTTCAACATAAGAGTTGGCTAGTTTGCCATAATGATAATCCAACGTTTCTTTACTAATTGAAGGTGCGAGATCTTCACGTGAATAAGATAGCTTATTCAGTTCTAATTTTTCTCGTTTTCCCTCTAAAATCAGTAGATATTGTTGAATTTCTTGTAGCATAAGGTATTTATTAATAAATAATCCACAAGGAGATTATACTATGGAAATAGTAATCATTGCAGTCGTAGCAGTAGCACTAGGTGCTTTTTGGTATTACAATAGAAGCTCTAAGAGTTTAGATGTAAATCAAGATGGCAAAGTAGATGCCGCTGATGCTAAAGCCGCAGTTCAAAACGTTGTAGAAGGTGTTAAAGCCACTGCTGACGTTAACAAGGATGGTAAAGTTGATTCTGCCGACGTAGCAGTTGTAAAAGAAAAAGCCAAAGCAGTTGCCAAAAAGACAACAGCTAAGGCTAAAGAAACTGTTAAAAAAGCATCAACTCGCGGTCGTAAGCCAAAATCAAAATAATATAAGGGGCATTGCCCCTTATATTTTTCCTATCAATTTCTGAATTAAAAATTCTTTTCTATCTACCCACCTAGTTTCATAAGCAGGGTCTCCGGGACCAGTCCACATAGCTACACCTTTGTATGCGTATTTGAACCAAATTCTTTTTTTGGTATAGTAACAATGTCTAGGCCATAAACTTAACTTTAATTGCCATCCGAGACAGTGACTTTTAAAGCTGTCATCAATCCAATCAAACGAGTTGTCCAGTGGCATATTTGTATAATTCAAATGAAGCTAGATTCTTAGCTTTGCTTTCGCACATAATATCAGCCCACTCTCGATGTGTTAATGCCCAGTCGTTAACTGCTTTGTTCCAGTAAAAATTACTGTGTGCGCGAAGTTTTGCTTTTTTGTGTCCACTTTCCATCAGCGTATTAAGGGAGGGAACGGAGTCTGTGGGATGGTTAACAAGATGCTCTTCCCGTGATACACTATAATGTATAACAGGCCGAACACCACGCCAGCTATCAATAATCCTTTTAATACGGTCGTCATTTGCTTCAATATATTCTCCAGTCTTAACCCAATGATGATGTATGTCTAACACCAAAGCGAGATCGTTTGCCAATTCGAGACTGGCTTCGATTCCCCAGCTGATTTCGTCGTTTTCGATAGTAATACAGTTTCTCGCTTCTGGTGAGAGACGCCTAAGTGCGGCTTGTATACCGGCTGGACCGGCTCTACCCGCGATGTGGACATTGATTTTAAAGTCCTGGAACGATGTGCCATAGCCCATCCATCTAGCCATATCTGCATGATACTCAAACTCCTCTATGCTTCTATTTACTATGTCCGGATTATCACTAGCCAATACACAAAATTGGCCAGGATGGAAAGAAAGACGAACGTTCCTATCGCGAGCCAGCCTGCCCACTTCTGCAAAAGCCCGTTCTGCATATGCACGTACATCAGGTAGCTGCCAAAAATAGCGCCAAGTAGGCTCAGTATAGACAGGGAGGATATCACTGCTAAGGCGAACCATTCGAAGATCATTATCTAATTCTCCTATACGTTGTACTAAGAGTCTGGCTGCTTCGATGTT